CAGTTTCAAACACCTCTTCTATTACAGGCATCTCGTCAAACATTTCTACACTAGAATCATTCCAATCTAGGGTTTCAACAATAACAATATCTTCTGGTATAAATTCTTCCAGGACAACTTCTTCGTAATAGTCAGGTTCAATGAACTGTTCTTCAAAAAAAAATTCTTCAAGTACCAAATAGTCATCTTCTATTTCAAACTGCTCTTCTTCAAATATTTCAGGATTGAATGAGTATTCAAAGGTCAATGCTTCTGGTATGAAAGGGTCTTCCTCATACACATAAATATCTTCTAAAATAAAATCATCAAGTGTGTCTTGGAAGTTGTCAATGATGTTCTCAACCTCTGCTATCTCGTCTTGACCTGGACAAGTAGGTGGGTTGTTTTGCCAACAGTATGTAATCTCTGTAATTGTAGTAGAACTAAGAGCTTGATAATTTAGTCTGAGATCAGGCTCAATAATATCTGGTCCACTGTGTCCGTTGTTCCAGTTACCTGCTGCATCATCGATATCAAAAGTAAATCTGGTTGTAAGCGTACCATGTGCATTGTTAGGATCAGGTGGTATGATAAGTGTATTGGTATGCGAGTTAAACTGGTTGTTGTGATTGGTTGTATCTTCTAAAATAATACTCTGTGTAATTGTGTCGATACCGTTACTAGCGCTCTGCTCCATTATTATTGTAGAATCCCATTGATTCCACCATCTAACTTTTGCAGAAAGTGTAGATGTTAGTCCTTGTTGTAATTCTTCTAGAGAGAGTAGATCTTCAGAGTTTACTATGCTCTCTGCGTACTTATCATCTTTACCTGTAAGGTATATGTTTTCATTAATGTCAGATGAGTCAGGAAACATTGTACCTTGCCAACTACCATCGAGCCAATCATGGCTCAGTAAGTTATTTGTAGTGACAGGATTGCCTGTAGTAACAGTTGTGATTGTTGTGGTATCGCCTACGTTGGGAGTGTCAGGTATTACAACGACATCAGCGATGGTTGTTGATGACGTTAGTAGGCTCGCCATTGCTATCAAGTATATACTTTTCTTTAACATCAAACCCCTCTGTAATTTCGTTGTCTACTTTTTCCATGTATCTTAACGCTGATACATACTCTTCATAATCTGGTCTTTGCTTATCGTATTTTTTCCACTCGTCTCTTGCTTCAACTCCGATCTTTCCTTGGAATGGACAAGGCGTACCTGCATGATCCATAGCTTGGAATACTCTTGCATCTTGGCATAGTATAGATACCGCAGCTACCTTCATGTTAAAATCGTACAATAGTTTTGACAATTTCATACGTTCACAGTTCATATCTCTTTTAGTAATACCCACACTAGCACCCAAACCAAATTTTTGTATGCCTCCTGATACGCCTGTTGTACACAAATCTTGCGACATCGCAGAGATACTAGGTGCTGATGCACTTGGTACGACACGTGTGTCTCCTGTGTAAGAGTTGTTTGCAGTAGAATTGTTTGTGGTGTTTGTAGTCGAAGTAGAACTGGTTGAACCACTTTGATACGTTGTTGAACTTGATGAGCTGTAACCGCCAGTAATGGCAGTGTTAGATCCAGACGAAGTTGTTTGGGTATTGTCTGTAGCGCCAGCGTTTGACACATCGTTGGCTGCCAAAGCTGAGTTCATTAATGCACTAAATATCCACAACATGAGTACCGTTATACCTACAGCAATAATTATGTTTTTAATCATATAATTTTTTGATCTTAAGCCTTCCCATGTCTTCATATAATTCTGCTTTTACTTCTTTACATTGCATATAAATACCTTCTTGGCCTTCACCAATGTTTCTAGTAACAATACGTTTTTGTTTTAGGCAATCACTCATGCCTGCTGTTGGCATCATTTCTACAACAGCACCGTTCTGTATCATAAGAATAGCAAATACAACTTTAATGGTTTCCATTCTTTCGCTCTTCCAAATCAATTAATCTTTCTTCATGGAATTGTATGACCATCTCATTCTTTAGTATGAGAGGTATCTCAGCTTCCATTTGTTCTTTGAGTTTTTCTACATTGGTAGATAGATATTCGACCAACATATATAACTCTTGGACTTGCGGACTGACCATGTTGCCTTTAGGTACACCGTCTATAAAAGTATTGGCAGCTTCTAAATCTTTCTGCATCAACTGTATGGTTGTCTCTGTTTTGTTTAGACGTTCTACGATTGTAAAGTAACTCATAGTGCCTATGGCTACTGCTGCGAGGATTGCTAGTAAGTTACGTGCAGGGAGCGAGATAGACGTGTTGTCGGATAATTTCATACCTCATCCATATCAACGTATCTGTTTTCACAATAAAATCCAAATGTCTTGAGATCATTGCCATCTAAGGTTCTGTGCATCTCAAGAAGTTCATCTATCATGTCTACTTTGTTTTGCCATGTATAATCAATACACTCAAACTTAGTATCAAAGGATTTAATCATATAATCTGTCATCTTTGGCTTATCTACATCGTGGTAGACTAGCATTGCGGTTATAACCCAGATCATTTTTTAATAAACATTTTAGCTGCTTGTCCAGCTCCCTTAATTCCAAATGATGCACTGATTGCTATGTATAATAAGTGCTGGTAGTACGTAGGGAGTTCTTGTAAAGCAATGAACCCAGTTTTAACAAACTCTTGACAACCAGGAATAAAAACGAGAACCGCAGGGGCGAGTAGCACCACCAAAGAAACTTCATCTTTCCATGAGCCTTGCATCTGATTTACTGCTGATGCTTCCCAAGATACTTTGCCAGCTATTTGTTGTTCTTTTAATGCTGTAGTAGCTTTGATCTCAGTAAGTTTTGCTTGAGATTTAGCTTTTCTTGTTTCGACTACACCTTTAACAACATCACCAGCCACCCCTAAGAGAGGCTTAATTAATAATTGTAACATATATGTCCTTATAAGTTTTGTATGATATGACTAAGCTCTATGCACCGAGCAGGTGTTTGTTTGTGCCATAGACTGTCTCGCATTTGTTTACCTGCCTCTGGAAAATCTTTTTTGCCAATAGCTGCAAACATCTTACGAAACTTTCGTACTCCGCTTTGACCAAGTTGAAAACACATCTCAGTCAGTACGCCTTCTATTGTTTCTTTTTTCTTGTCTTCTAATTCTGAGAACCCTGTACCAGTTAGGTGTTCGTAAACTAATGTCTTTGCACCTTCATGTGCTTTGTCGTAATCTTTGTCAAATAATGCAATCCAACCTTCTTGTGTAGTGGGTACATCTTCACCATCTAATATCTTGTGTCCGTAGCCACCAGTTAAAAAACCCTCTGTGCAATGATATGGAGATAATCTATAGCCTTCGTGTGCTTTTATGCGTTCTTTTACTTCGTTCATTTTATTGTATACCCTGACGGTTGTGTAGATAGTTTTGGCAACTTATCAGGTTGATTGCCTTGTAATATATCTTCTGTGTTTTTAAACAGATACCAAACAACAGATCCTATGATGCTATCTCTAGTAAATGTTTCTGATATTTCTTTGAGAGAACAGCCATACTGCAACAGTAAAGATACTGCTTTGCCAGAACTGCGTAATTCTCTGTCTAATGTGGACTCTGATTTCTTTGTCTTTACCCATACCGCTACAGGTGAAATTCCACTATCGTTTATAAGATAATCCATAGTTGCTACGATGGGCATATCGTCAATTGACATACGTACATTAACGGATCTCATCCTGTTGGGAATCTCCATGCGTGCCACGTTACTCATAATCTCTTTCTATTATCATTTCCAAGTAATGTATAGCTTTTTCTATATCTTCCTTTTTACCCTTGTATTTGTGCCTACAAGCGTACTTGATAACATTGCCTTCCGCATAGGGAAGATTGTTGATGTTTATAAATTCTGCTGGTTGTATGATAAATCTTTTGTAGTGATCGCCTTTTACTTGCTTGTCCAGTGTCTTCATGGACACACTTTATTCCAACGACCTCCTTTTGACAATACCATTGGTAATAATTTTGGCAGTCCGTCTATAATTATTCCACAGCCAATAATGGGTCGAGACTTTTGTGTTTTGCAATACTCGAAAGCCAAAGATTTTGCATCTATAAGACAGCCAACTTGCATACCCCAGTTCAGGTTATTAGGGTTAGCCCAGTACAAAATAGAATATGAGGAATGATAGTGGCCCTGAACTGTAGGGCAACCATATTGTTGTGCTACTTTTAAGACATTATTTGATTTGCCATGACAAAAATAAACCTGTTGTCCATTTGACATGGTGATAAGAAGATCATCGTGCCATTTCCAACCAGGCCCCACTTCTAAAAACTCATTATAGGACTTCATGGCAGCCCTAGGCAAGCCACTAGCTTTTTGTCTACGATAAACTAATGATCCATGGTTAGAATCCATAAGATCCATAACAGGAAATAGTTTTTCCATAGCGTGTATTGTAGGCAGTGATTGTTTGTGTTCGTCTCCTGCACTATATAAATCAGGATCACTGTCGTGAAAACTTATAGCGTGTGAGTCTACCTCATCACCTATATGAATTACACGATCAGGCTTGTATTTTTTCTTAATGGTTTTTAAAAAAGGAATTAAATCAGGATGGTGATAAGGACAATGAGTATCTGATATTATAAGTATGCACTTATTTTTCATACTTAATATTTAGTTGATTTGCACTAGACGTGCAAGACTACATCAAAGTACGTATGATTAGGTAACACATTTGTAAAAAAACAGTAGTTCCTATAAACCAAACAAGAGTTCTCAGTTGTCTCATATCTCTTTCAATATGAAACAAATGATTATCCTTGAGGGTAGTAAGCTTGTTGTCCATTAGCTCAAGTTTACCCTCAATACGGATAATAGCTTCTTTATTCTGTTGTTCCATCAGTTTCTTTAGACTCTTCTTTTGGAAGTTCACTTTGAAGCTGTGCAGTCCAATAATTAGCTACAATATCTAAATCAGATTTTTGTTCAGCAACTCTTATAAGTTTGTTATAAGCTGCTTTAGCTTTATCAGATAATTTAGATTCGTCATATTCTTTGTCGTTTAATGTAAACATATTAGCCCTCCAAAGCTGTTACTTTAGTTTCTAAAGTTTCTATACGAGTTTGTGCTTCTTGTAAAGCTTTGATGGCTTTCATGTAAAGAATAGAATAATTAACAGATTTAACTTGTTCTTTAATTTCTTTTACATCACCTATTTCTTTACCTTCTGGTATGGTGTCACCATCTTCATAAAGAGTTCCAAATTCAGCATTAGAAAGTATATCACAAGGATTTGGATTGTGTTTTCTAATAAGTTTTGGAGATACTGTTTCTAACTCTTGTGCTATAACACCTATTTGTTCCCAAGCATTATCCCCATACTGTCTAACATCATCTTTCTTTTTAAAGTTTCTAACTTTAACTGCTTTAATGTCATCCCATTGTGAATTACTGTCTCTTATATCTTGTTTAATTCTTTCATCTGATAAGGCACCATAACTATTGTCGTGATTTTTTATATCACCATCTGAAAATATTGTGCATCTAGTAGCAGTTGTGTCCATAGCTATAAAAAATTCATTGTCCGCTCCTGTATCTGGAGCGGCAGCACTATATTCTGTTAATATTCCATAAGGTGCAGATGTACTGGCGGCTTTAAATCGAACAACATATTGAGTATAACTAGCAGGTGTTTGAACTGCTAACATAGTGTTGGAAGAAGCCGCACCAATACCAACAAGACCAGCGTTATCAATTCTCATTCTTTCAGTAGCAGCTTGAGAGCCATCAGCAGTGGTCATAAAAACTAAACGACCTGGTGTATCATTTGCACCTGGAGTACCATCTATATCTGCTCTGATTCTTGCTACTTGAGAATTACCATCAGTGCCATCATCAGCCATCCAAGTTATTTGTCCACATTGGTCATCATCTTGAACTATGGTGTTAGAACCAGGAGTAGCGTTTCTTGATTTGTACATAAAGAATACAGGCCCATTACCATCATTTGCGTGTCTTGAAAGCATTGCAGAAGATGTGCCAGTTGTAGTACCTTTGATTTGTAAAGCAGGAATATCTCCACCATTTACAGACTGTGAATTAGCTGAGGCAATACTTGATATACCAACATAAGGAACACCAGCATCAACAAAAAGTTGATATGCATTAGCATCAGATTCTACTCGAAAGTCTATGTCATTTGATTGGTTATTAAAAACTGCTTCAGAAGCATTAAAACCAAATTGTTCGACAAGAGAACCTGCCTTCATTGTACTAAAAGTTACAACGCTATCTTCTGTTCCATCACTAACGTCTTGTGCAGATACAAGAAGCTGTCCATAAACTACATCTTGAGAATTATCATTTCTACCAGTAAAGTTAATTTGTCCAATTCCATCGTTATCAGCAGGACTACTAGAGTTTCTGTAAAAATCTAAAATTGGTCCTTGGTTTGCATCAGCATCAGTTGATATTAAAGTAAGTGTGTCTGAGTTATCAGACACAGTAATAGTTACAGCTTCAGTAAATGCTGCAGTAGCACCTGCATAAGTTTTAAGTCTTGATGCTGTTACTTTACGGTTTGTACCGCCTGCACCATCATCAATAATAAATAAATCTGCATCTACAATTGCAGCTCCAATGTCTGTTGCTCCGTCTATATCTAGATCGGCAACAGCTATAGAGCCATCAGGAAATACTGGTGCTTGTGAAAAGGTTACAACACCAGATGATGATATAGCGATTGCGTCAGCATCTCCTGCCGAACCAATGTTACCATCATTAGCTATTGCGATTGCACCTGTCGTTGTAAGAGTTGTAGCTGTTAGAGCTTGTGCAGCGATTGTGCTACCTGACTCAGCAGTAAATGTATTGGCTGTAATTACAAAGTCTTTTGCACCTGCAACATAGATGTCAATAGTATCGTCAGTAGGAGCTTCGATATATGTATCACCATCGTCATCAAGTATAATTTTTCCACCAAACGCAGCAGTATCTATACCTAATTCAACTTTGGTAGGAGTGCCAGAAGCTAAAGAGATACCTGTAAGGTTTACAGTTTGTAAACTAGATCCGTGTGATGTAGATGTAATAGTACCTTCTACTACATTTGCTCCACCGTCAGTTACTCTGATCTTTCTACCTGCAAAATAAATAGCAGATAAGTCAGCAGATGAAGCTATAGTGAGTGTATCGGCATCAACACGAGCTATCGTGTAGTCCTTATCTCCATCTCCAAACTCGAAATATCCATCTCCAAGTTGTTCGTACATATCTCTGATATGTCCCATTAATTCTCTTGCAGCATTATTGACATTTGAGGGTGCCATGTTTTCTGCAAAGTTCACAGTCAAGTTGTCGGTATTATTACCTGCTGTTGAACTAAATTTTCCTACGCCTGTTCCAGCCATTGTTTTATTCTCCTAGTTAATTATTACTTTGTTGTTTGTTTTGTTGAATTGCTCGATACTCTAAAAAATCTTGTTTTGTTACTGCACCATCACGTAAGTTAGGATTTTGTGCTTGTTGCAACCTAGCTGGTGTTAGTGCTAGTACAATAGTATTAACAGCTTTCATATTTTTTTTGTTTCTTGCAAGAGCTACTAGAGCATTTACAGATTCATCACTTGTAAATACTTTGGATAAAGTTATAGCTGCTCTATTTGCTCTATAGTTCACAATTCCTTGTGCTAATCTTACTCTATACATTAAAGAATTAATTTTCAGTGCTTCTGCGTCAATCCCTCCAAATTTTGTTTGTCCTTGTTGGGTGGTAATTTTTTGACCTGTTCTTTCTGCCATGGCACTAAAAGTTTTCCATCCTTCTAGTAAATCTTTATACTTAACATTTTTTTCTTTAGCTATTTCTTTTATTATTTGTATAAAATTTGCTTTAGATGCTTCATTGGGAAACATTTTTTTGTTAAAGTTATAAGCTGCATTCGTTGGTAATTTGCCACTGAAACCAGGAGCAAATGTTTTGTTATATATGTTTTTCATATATAATTGGACAAAAGTGCTAAAAGGATCTTCAAAATCAACTTTTGGTAAAACTCTACCAGCTACATTTGTTTGTCCTTTGCCAACATTTTCCCTTAAAATTTTTGCAATATTTGCAATATCGCTCGGATTTACATTATCTGTGTTAAAAATAACATCTTTAATTTTTTGTATAGAAACTTTTTTGTTTTTTTTGCCTAGTGCTTCCAAATAAGAAAAAGCATCATCTACTTCTTGTGATAAAGAATTGAAAGCATTATTACCTGCATTATAATTT